AGAAGTTAGAAGACGAAGAACAATACAAACAAGCAGAACTAGCCATCAACCAATATTATGATGCACTGATTGCCCAGGTTCGGGCTGAACAGGATGAAGAAGAAAAAAGAGCATTTGACAAGCGGGTTAAAGGTGCGGAAGAGGCAATCCGCAAAGAATACGGCCTGGAGCAGCAGCTTACCGAATGGGAGAAGAAAGAGCTGCTTCAGCGGCTTCAGAATGAACTTGCCGCTCTTGAAGCCATGGAAGATGCCAGTGCGGAACGAATTGAAGCGCTAAAAAATGTTATTGATGCCCTTTCCGCTGATATTCCGGATCTAACTGAACAGACCAAGCAGTGGACCGAAAGTTTGGTAGACGGACTCTCTCAAGCGATAGCTAGAGGGGAATCTTTATCGGACGTTTTCGAGAACCTTTTACAAACCATTACACAATATTTAATCAAGCAAGCCATGATGGGCGCTTTAACTGCGGCCGGCTTTCCAACATTCCACGGTGGTGGTGAGGTCCCACAAAGATATCACTGGGGCGGCGTGGTGGAGGCTTTCGCCGGCGCAATTCGAGCGCATAGCGGCTTGAAACTAGCGGCCGACGAGGTGCCGATTATAGCTCAAACTGGAGAACGAATTTTAAGCCGGGCCGAGAATGTGGCGTATGAAGCTGGAATGAAGCCCAAGGTAGAAGTTAATGTCATAAACAATACTGGAATGCCAATTCAGGCTGAACCGGAAGTGTCTGTTGACGGCGCCAGAATGGTAGTGAATTTGCTTTTAGAAGGATATAGTCGAAACATCAGCGATATCCAAAAAATATTCCCTCCAGCAAGGAGATGATGATATGGCAACCTTGAAATTTCCAAACATTACGCCACCTATAACTCCTGATGTTCAACCGGAAGATCCGGGGATATCGTCTCAAATGGAAGATGGAACGGTAATCAGCCGGGCCAGGTTTACTAGGTCCCGGCTGACTTTTTATCTATCGTGGGGTGTAACTAACCCGCTGACAACGGAAGAAAAATTGGCACTCTTAGATTTTTATCAAAACCAAACCAAGGGTGTTTCCGAGAAATTCGAATGGACTTGTAATGCTCTTTTTAGTCCATATTACGGCCAGAAGTTTATTGTTCGCTTTGTTGGCGACCCCCCGCGGTTCCGAATGGTTGCTCCAGGTTATTGGGGTACAAGTTGCACATTACAGGAGGCGTAAATTATGGGATTACCAAGCTTATCAGCGATTGCTGCACTTGAAAAAAACAGAATAGCCACCACCAACGCTTTTCTGATTCTTATTGAAGTCCAATTTGAGGGAATAACGATCCGGGTGGTCAACAACAATCAAGATGTTGAGTGGCCGGCCGGCTCCGGACAGATTTGGACGGCTTTTCCTTTCCGGCTAGGAGATCTAACAGAGGATTCTAGGGGTGAGTTTCCATCTTGGCAGCTCAAAATATCAAACGTATCTAAAACCATGTCGCGCTATCTAGAACAATACAAAGGCGGGACTGATGTAAAAGTTGTTTTACGGGTGGTCATGTCGGAACACCTAGACCTAGCTGAGCCGGTGATGTACGAAACTTTTAGTGTTGAAGATACAGGCCAGGATGCCGTCTGGGCAATATTCAATTTGGGCCCGGCGTTTTCAACGAAACGGAGGTTCCCGCCAGAGACTTTTAGGAAGAATTTCTGCCCGTTCAAAACCGGCGACATTCGATGTGGTTATACTGGTCCGGAAAAATGCGAGGAAAAGACGCTGAAAAGATGCAGGGAACTGGGGAACTCTCATCGTTTCGGCGGAGAACCTGGAATTCCGGGAGAAGGAGTATACAGGTACTATGTATGAGGAATTTCGAATGTATGAAGACCTGCTCGGTGTTCCTTTTCAAAATCGAGGAAGGGATCCCAAGACAGGTTTGGACTGCTATGGGCTGGCCATAGAGGTTTTTAGGCGGCATGGAATTCAGCTACCGGAATTTTGGATTTCCTGCATGGATTTTAGCACAATAGAAAAAACGATGGAAGAACAAAAATCGAGATGGGTCCGGGTTGGAATTGATGTGGTTCCTTCTATCGCGGTTATTCGACTCAGGTCTAAGCATTATAACCATGTCCTGATTAATATCGGCCGTGGTAGGTTTATTCACACAAGGCGGAATACCGGCGTTCAGATTGAACGATTTGATGACCTTTATTGGCGTAATAGATACGACGGTTTTTATATTCCAAAGGAGGCATTGGCTTGATTACTTTAATTACGGTTAAGAATCCATTTAAAACTGATCGCGAAATCAGGCAAATTGCGCATATCTCAGGCCAAACCCTCTTAGATTATATTACTCCGCAAATAATGGGTTTTGAGGAATTTGTTGTAACCCATAACGGGGAAATTGTAGAACCAGACAAGTATAGTGAAATAATTCCAAATCCAGAAGATTTTATTGCCATTTGTCCGGTCCTTTCGGGCGGCGACGATACAGGTAAAGACATCGCCCGAGCGGTGGCACTAATTGCCGTAACAATCGCCTCTATGGGTGTAGGAAACCTCGTTACTTACGGCACGTGGGCTGGAACTACTGCTGGTTGGAGCTGGGGGTTTTACGTTGCCGCAGCGGCTACGGCCTACGCCGGTGGGCGGCTTGTCAATCATTTATTCCCACCACCGAAACAGGATCGTATCACTATTCCGACATGGAGTAACCAGCCACCTGTCACCAAAGAGGGCGGTGGTATCCCAATCACATTCGGGACCGTAAAAATGGGCGTAATGGCACCGATCCAAGTATTAAGCCAGCGTATCACAAATGAAGGGACAAAAAGTTATTTACACCTACTGATGTGCGGTGGCGAAGAGGTTGACGAGATTCGGGATATCAGAGTTAATAAAAATCCGATCGATGAATATCCCGAAGTTCAGGTCGAAACTCGCTTAGGCACCAACGACCAAACTGTGATCCCGTATTTCGACGATACATACGAAGAAGTTAACGTTGGAGTGGAATTGCAGGATGTACAGGAAGGTTCCGGCGATTGGGTGACTGTCACGACTAATTCTGATGCCGGTTCGGGGCTAGAATTGACATTCTTATTTCCGCAAGGGCTATGCTATCGCAAAGATAATGGGAAATTGGCTTCTGAATGGGTAAATGTGCAGGTGGAATATAAGAAAGATGGCGAGAGTACCTGGCATCCGTGGACGAGCAACATAACAAAGGCGAAGCATAATATTTATGACATTTCCGGCAATCAGTTTGTGGTTATGGATCACGTGGATCTCCGGGCAGGAATGAAAATTAAACTTTTCCCTAGTGGTACGGAGGCATTCATAACAAAGATTGAATTTCTATGGGATAGAAGCGACGAGGAAAACGAATTCGCCTATTCCGAAGTTACAATCGATCGCGCTGTTCCGGTAAATGTCACGGCAATTGAAGCAGAATATATCCATATCAGCAATAAAACCAACAAACCATTCGCCTATACCACGAGAATGCCGGATCCGGCTATTGGTCAATATTCTGTTCGGTGTAAAGTGGCCAAAGAAGGTATTGGTGATAAACACATTACAACTATTATTTGGAGTAAACTGACTCACATTATCTATGATAATTTTGAGCGCCCAGGAAAATCTCTTGTTGCCATTCGCGCTTTAGCTACTGATCGGCTTTCTGGTTCTCTCAACGTCACCTGGCTCCAATCCCGGCATAATGTCTGGATTTGGAACCCCGTCACGGAACAATATGAGCAACGGCCAGCCAACAATCCAGCCTGGGCGGCTTATGACATTATCTATCGTATCAAGCGGCTGAAAAACATCAATACAGGCCAATACAAATTCGTTGTTTTTAGTGACGTTGAACCGGACTATATGGATTATCAGTCTTTTGCCGATTGGGCCGCCTTTTGTGAAAGTAAAAACCTTCAATTTAATGGAGTGATTTACGAGCTAACCGATCTTTGGGAAGCCCTTGCTCCGATTGAGATGGCTGGTCGCGGGAAAGTGGTCATCCGGGGAACAAGATATTCCATAATCTTTGATGCGCCGGCAGTTCCTACTGGAATGTACACGGTTTCTAACATTTTGAAGGACAGCTTCAAAATCGAGTATATAGGAAAGAAAGACCGGGCTAATGCGCTGGAAATAACCTTCTTTAACACCGACAACGACTACGAAGAAACCACTGTACTTTGTTACGGTCCGGGCTATGATGAAACGAAGGCTATTGCCAAACCTACGCAATTAAGGCTTCCTTATGCCTGCTCGTTAGAACAGGCCTATAAGGAGGGGAAATATCAACTCCGCCTCAACTACTACCTTAACCGCGCTATCTACTGGAAAGCTGGAATTGACTCTCTAACTGGTCGGGCCGGAGAGGTTGTTTATGTACAGCATGATGTGCCAGAATGGGGAATTGGTGGTCGGATTGCCTATGTTTCTGGGGAAGATGTGGTGCTTGATAAGGAAGTCACAATGGAACCTGGCAAGACTTACGGTCTTTTGGTACGGCTGGCTGACGACACACTGATTGAGAAAGTCCTGGAGCCGGCTAATGAACCCGTCACCACAAACATCGTAAGAG